AAGTTGAGCTTCATAGGAATAACAGCTTCCAAATAACCTTGCTGACCAGCGGTTGGCAGGGTTAAGCTTTCGTCACCAGCTGCATGACCGATGTTACGAAAAGGATGAACTTTCAAATATTTATTTGTTGTACCACGTTGGGTGGCGACGTTCTTGTTTAAGATGTTCATCCAAAGAACGTTCTTTGTGAATAACTGTTCTGCGATGTCTGATTCATAGACTCGCCATAAATCATCAGACTTTTTTTATTAACTTTATATCTCTATAAAGATTAGACTATACCTTTACCAGTTCTTGGCATCGTATTATAGTCGTTGAGCCTCTTTATGTAATAGATTCCTTTATTGTTTTTGCTATAGTATTTATATTATTTAAAATATCTCTTTCCCAAAATCTTAAAACTTTAAATCAACAATTCTTTAACTCCTTTGTTATGTAGTGGTCTCTTTTATTTCAATGTGGATAATTGTGCCAATAATCTCAATCAGCGTATATAACCAGTCTTTTATCTGGTATATATATATCTGCTGTAGTGATTCACATTATTTCATATTGAGATAAAAATTTTATTCAAAACGATGAAATAAGTTCTTCAATAATCTTTTCTATCTTTGTTCTATGTCATGGCTTTGTAACCTTTGCATATATTCAAGAAGCATTTTTTCTAGAAGCGTCTCTCATTCTCTGTATCTTTTCCTCTCTATCTGGTTCTCAGATAAAGCACTCTTCTAGTTTTTTTCACTTATTCCACGGAATTCTTCATTTGTTGATAGTATGTCATTTTTCGAAAGGCTTTCATGTAGCCTTTCTTCACTTCATTGACATACTTGTTTTCTTTTTGGTTTCTTCTGATGGAGAATAATTATATTTCCTCCATAATCTATAGCATTTCTGTGAGCAGAATTTCCTAATTCTGTCTTTTCATTGCCGATAATCTTGTGTTTTGAAGTTTTTTCAGCAAAACTTACAAGATAGTTCTATTTGCATAAATTTGGTTGCTGATTGTCCAATCCAATGAATTTTTACTGTTTGTTCGCAGTATCATTGGCTCTAAGGAGTTTCCAGCAGTTTAACGAATTTTTTACTATACATTCCTGTATAGGGCAACTTGAGTCTAGTTAATTGCCAAGTTAAGTGCATTTGTTACGGACTGTGCCATATAAAATTACATCTCTGGCTGGGAAAGAGCCTCCATTACAGCAGCACGTAATTCGGCTGGTGATTTTGGGGCTGAGTTAGATGGGGAGTGGTCAGATGAAACTCAAGAAGGTTGTTCTTGTCATGTTGGTTGAGATTGTCAATTAATAATTTGCTTAGCTTTCCAATTAGCAATTTCATCTGATTTCATCACATTAAATGCTTCCTTTGGGCTTAAGTAAAGTTTATTATTATCTGTTTGCCATTTAAATATTTCCTCATCGTCATATTTAGGCTTTCAGTTTTCACCATTCCATTCAGAAGTAAGAGCATCTATTTCAGACTTAATAGTCTGTCTATAGGCTTGGTCTTCATCCTGTTTCTTTTTTTCCTCTTCCTTTTGTTGATACCAAGCTTCAACCTCTTCAGGTGTCATATACTTTGGTTCTTCTGGGGTTTCGGGTTCTGGTTCTGGTGAAAAGACATTCTTCATCTTATCCATGATTCATCTCGTCTCTTCCAATTCTTTTTCTTTTATTTTATTTCTTTCTCTTTCTTCAGCGAGAGCTTTGTTAAGGTTTTCAATTTGTGTAAAAGCTTTCGTAATATCTACTTCCTTATCTGAACTACCTTTTTCCACTGGTCTTTCAGTTGCAGCACCTTTGTCCTCCTCTTTTTCAACTGGTGTTACTTCTGTTTTAACCTCTGGGGTTGTCTCAGGTTTTACGTCCGCAGACGGAACATCTTTAGATTCATTTGCTGGAGCAGATTCAGCGGCTCAATCCATAGCCTTGGTTACTTGCTCTCTAATATCTTCGCTCATAACATTTTAGATACACATGATTAACGTTGTTTTGATAACGCAGACACCGAAACTGCGAACATGATATATCTTTGATTAATTATTATTTAAACTTCCTAATGGAAATTCAATGTCATTTAATTAGTTTCTCGTACTTTTTCTTTTTTGGTTGTACGTACTCAGCTGATGTTGTCTTTCATTCTTTCATTGCTTGGTCTTGAATTCTATTTAACTGTGATAACATCATCTTTCTAGCGTCAATGTTGTTTCATTTTTTAACACTATCTTTAACAAAATCCATTGCTTTCTTTCTTCATTCTATGTAATATGTTGATGGAAGGTCTTCACTATATTGATTAATAAGTTTATTTTCTCACTTTTTTGCTAATCGTTTTGATTTAGCTTTTTGCATTCTCTCTTCAATAGCTGCTCATGCTGATAGTGCAGATTTAAGCAACTCATTTCATTTTTGTTTTATTTTATTCATATTATTGATACGATTCCTCGTTCATTATGTGAGCATCAAAAGCTTCTTTATTTTGTTCATAAGCATCTTGATTCTCTTGTATAAATGCTAAGTGTAATTGAGTGTGTTCTGGAACCCATAATGCACGTGGTGTCATAGGAACGTCTTGACCAGCTGCCATCTGCATATTTTCTTGGTCAGCCATTTCAGCTGAGTCATTTGGTCAATCTCATCAAGTTCTGTGAGACTCTCGTTGTTTAGTTATTTCTTGTTTATACTCTTCTTCTTTATTCTGTTTAACCCTTTCAATAACATCTCAAACGTTGCTTACACTTAAGTAATTAAGTAATGTTTCTGGGTCAATAAGCTGCATTTCAGCTAATTTAAACAATGTATCTTTCTTAACTTCTTCTGTGTATGCAATCTCTGGAACTATCTTAACTGTTACTCATCTTGGTTCTACCACAGTAACTCATTTAAGTTCTAGTGGAGAGTTCTTACCAATAAACTTAACATCCTTATTATCAATAACTATATTCTTAGATGTTAGTTGTGACTCTGAAATAACCTCTAAAATAAATTCTCAAATCTCTTGTAGTAATAATTCTAGATTTTCTATAGGCTCAGCTACTGTAGATGCATCAGCTGCCTGTAAAGCTTCTAATCACTTACCAGATTGTAGAGAACCAGGTGCTCTACCAAGTGATGCCTCTCTCATACCACCAAATTCTTCAATCCATCTTTCTAATGTATTTGCATACAGTAACGGTGCTGATGGTAATGGTTGTAGGTGTTCATATGTAGGAGCTGTATTACCTTTATAGTAAATCTTTTCTGCTCATTTATCAGTAACAGTTGTTACCTCAACACCCTGTTTAATAATCATCTTACCACCTAACATTCTTTGGATATATGACTCTATTTGAGATGCCATTTTGTCCAATGACTTATTAGGAGAGATTAAATCTTTAATCCAAGGGTCACTATAAATTGAGTTCTGATATTTCTCTGGATTATAAACAAAGAATGGAAGTCTCTTATAAGTAGTTTCTCTGTCTCTAATAATTTGATTACCTGCTACTGTTAAAACTTTTACTTTAGTTTTTCCTTCTTTGTCATTATACTTAATCCACAACTCTTTTAATATAATACTTTCTAAATCTTTTATTTTTCACTTCTCTTGTGTATTATATTTTTCTTTTTGCAGTACATCTTTATAATCACTAGCAGCTTCTCTTCAGTCTCATGTTAACTCTCATTCAATAGTATAGTTTTTATTTTCCTTGATAGATGTTACTGATTTCTTAATTGCCTTTAGAATGAATCTGCATGATTCTTTATCTGTTCCGTATGGGTCAAAGAAAATATCGAATGTATCGTCTACCCAGAACTTTAATGCCGTTCATTCATCTGTCTTAACTAAACCACCTTCTATAATTCAAACAGAGTATTTTAATGAATTAACAACTACATCAGTAATCAGTGAACGAAACTTGTTAGCATTATAGAAATACTGTAATATTTTATTATATTCAACAGCCTCTTTTAAATGTTCCTCTGATTGACTCTTTGGCTCTACTTGCCATCTAGGTTGATTCTTTTTAACAAAGTTCTTAACACCACGTATCTGTGTTCTTATTTTGTTAATAGTTCTACGAACTTCTCAATCTGACAAAGGAATTGTTTGAATTCTGTTAGTTGTTTTATTAAACACAATCCAGTGCTCACCACGAGTAAATCTATCATTTAAGTACCAATCTCTTTGCTGTTTAATGTTGTGTTTTTTTAAAATCTCGTATAACTGATTCACAAAAGCAGCCCCTTCTGAGCTTTTCTTTCATAGCTTTTGTGTCTCGTATAAATTAGAGAGTTGCATGGTCTTCTAATTGCTTACAGATAGCCTCTTCTAAAATGAAGTAGGAATCTGAATTAATGGGAAAAAATATTTGTACTGGCTTGTTTTCTCAAATCTTTTTTTCTGGGAAAACTAATCTGTATCAATCCCTATTTAATCTTTTAAATATTGCAATATTATTTAATTTAATTCAATCATTAATAATACATGACGCAAATCAAATGTGTCATTTATTTTCAGGTATTCGCTTTATGGTTACTTTACTAATATTAAATTCCATATTAATCATTTAGAGACCTTAAAAGTTGAGTTGGGTCAACTTGTTCAATGTCTACAATTTCATCTTCTATAATCTTTTTTTCTTCCTTCTGTTCCCATCAATAAGTAGGAACAGATTCTCTGTATTGCTCTGCTCACTTTGATGTGAGGGCTGTAGTTAACTCTCTGATTATTGTAATTTTTTCTTTTTTAGATTCTGACTTATCATAAACCATGTATCAAAGAAACAAGGCTGCTGTCAGAATTATTCAAACCATTTCCATATATTATTTTGTATCTCAGTTAACTATAGCTACTGTACTCGTTAGTAGAATACCAGCTGTAGCAACTGCATTAGTAACCTCATTTAGTACTACTTTGTGTGGGTCAATTACACCTGCATCAAACAAGTTTTCTTTCTTCATGGTTAATGAATTAAATCATTCTGTTCATGAAAGAACCTCTCACATAATAGCATCAGCATTTTCTCAACCGTTTTGGATAATCTTCTTAAATGGTGCTTTAATTGCCATCTTAACGATGTTAAATCAAGCCTCAGACTCTTTAGATAATCATTCTGGTGCAACTATATTAGAACATCTAAGTAGTGCTGTACCAGCTCATTCTACAATACCAGAGTCAATGGCTGACTTTGTGGCATTAATAGCATCTTCAATCCTATATCTAATTTCAGACTGCTCTGTTTCAGATGCTCAACCAATCTTGATACTAGCAATCTTACCAGTTAACTTACCCATTCTTTCTTTTAGTTTTTCTATTTTAAATGAATCCTTTTCCGATTCTAATAGAGACCTAACTTCTTCAATTCTATCTTTTACATCGCCTGTAGCTCATGAAATAATAGAATAGTCTCTACCAACTATAATCTTTTCTGTAGTTCAACAATCTTCATATTTACCTTCAGTTATCTTTCTACCTTGTTCTTCTCCTAAAACTGTAGCACCAACAAGTTTTGCCATGTCATTCATGATATCTACTTGATATCAACCGAAGCTTGGGAACTTAACTGGAATACATGTAAACTTACCTTGTAGGTAGTTTTGAATTAAGAAAGCTAACGCCTGGTCTTCTACTCACTCTGCAAACAAAATCATTTCTCTTTTATTATTAGACAATAAGTCTTGAATAATAGGAACTAACTGACTCTGCATTGTGATTCTATCACTTGTTATAATAATTGTTGGATTTTCTAATGTTGCGGTTAATCTTTTTGTGTCGTTAATAAAATAAGGACTTTCAAATCAACCATCTAACTTAGAGCCGTTTACGTATTCAACCTCTGTAGTCATTCAATTGGTTGTTCATACTGTAATGACACCATCCTTGCCAACCTCATCAATAACAGAAACTATTAAATCTCATAGCTCATTATCATTATTAGCTGATATTGTAGCTATGTTTAATCTCTCTTCACGTGAATCAATCTTCTTTGTAAATGTTTCTAGTTTCTCTAAAACCATTTTAAGGGCTTCATCCATACCTCTTTTAATAAGAATAGGATTCATGCCAGCTGTAATATACTTATTACCCTCATTAACAATTTCCCTTAGAATTGCTACTGTAGATGTTGTTCCATCACCAGCATTTCTATTTGTTTTTTCTGCAGCCTCTTTTGCAAGTGATACTCACATGTTTTCAAACTTATCCTCTAGTACAACATGTTGTGCTACAGTAACACCATCTTTTGTAACTGTAGGGATTCAGTATTCAGACTCTTCAAATATAACGTGTGTTCCTCTAGGTCATAATGTTGAACATACTGCATCTGCAACTATGTTTACACCCTTTAAAATCTTAGAACGAACTTTGTCGTTAAATAATAATTCTTTAAACATTTTCTTCTATGGTTCCAACTACATCGTCTACATCAACGAAATAATAGTCAGTACCCTTATAAACTAATTTATATAAACTATACTTCCCAGTAATAATGTTATCTCCTTCTTGATACATCTCATTCTTAGACTGTATAACTGTACATGTTACCATGTTTTTGTTATCATCTGTCTCCTGAACGTAGATATCGTGAGATAACTCTGAGTTTTTGTTTGGACTAACAACGAGTATATTACTCTTCATTTCTATTTTCATCTTCTTTAGTAGCATCTTTTGTAACATGCATTTTAATTAATGGCATTACCTCTCAATTTGGTAATACACAATTTGCAGCATACAGGTTGATGCTATACTTATTTTGTAAATCTATTAACTCTTTTTCAAACAAATCCTTGTTTGTTTCTTTTTTTTCTTCTTCCATACTAATTATGATTAATTATCAACGTCCCACTCATTAGTGTAGACCTTGGGTTTTAAAATACTAGCTATATCTCTTTGTACTCTTGTCTGTACTACGTGTTTAACCTCTGCTGGATGTACTGGTCTTGTCATTACAAGATACCTAAGGGCATCGTTTGCATGGTCATGTTTCTTCTGTGGTGTCTCAGGGTCATTCTGTCGTCTCTCTTGACCCTCTGTCTGTTCTTTATACTTATATCTCTGTAACTCCCAACATAGATTAGGACATCTGTCTTTAAAAATATACAGGTGTGCTTTTCAATTTTTTCCTATTTGGAAATATTCTCTTACTCTAGTTATTCCAGCCGCTACATCATTGTTTCAAAGTTCAAAGTCTATTCCGTGGTCGAAGAAGTCTTCTTTTACTGAGTATGGTATTTCTTCTCAATTCCTAGTAGTAGACCTATTCTTTGCCCTAGTAGTTGGGTCTATCACCATTATCTGAAATGTATTATAGTATAAATCTCTTCTCTTGTCAACATCCATTTCCTTTAACTTTTCTTCTGTTAATCATAGTCATGGATTTGCTGATTGGAATATGTGTAAGAACTTTTCAGTTGCCTCTTTAGCTGTTACAGATGGTAGTCATGGTTTATAGTATTCATCTATTATGTAAAGTATTCACTCATTCGTATAACATCAAACTAGTAGTGCTGTAGGGTTGCTTTGTCAGAAGTCTCCTGCTAGTATGAGCTCACCCTTTACATTAAAACTATCAATAAAATGTGTTCATGGGTTAAAGTCACAGAAGTCTGGTCAGTATATAAGCTTTCCTGCCTTTGCTGAGAAGTCTCATTCGTACTCTTTTTCCCATTTAGCTTTAGGTGTAATAGACCTTTCTTGTTCATACCATTCCTTTCCATTTCTTTCTGGGTCTTTATCTGGGTCAGCTATGTAGTTAAGTGCTACTATGTTTAGTTTATTTTTTGGGTTTTGCCAAAACTTTATTCCTCTTATTAGCTCTTTTTGTGGCAGTTGGGAGTAATTCATCTTCTATGAGGACTGATAACTTTTGCGTAAGGTTCTCAATCTCGTTATTTATTTCTTGCTCTGTTGCATGTCTATCTCTAGCTATGTCTCATATCTTTGCAGTAATTAGATGACATACTTCGTGTTTAATACAATTAATTGTATATTCTGGATGTCTAGGTCAATTATATTCTTCTAGTATGGATGGATAATAAGTTATTACTGCTTTATTGTATACAGCATCTGGTTCACATGTAGCAAGAGTTGTTCAGTCTCTTGTTATTTTATCTCACTCTTCGTATTCTTTTAGATTAAATCTAATAGTTACTATCCAATCATTAAGATTCATTCTTTTTAACCATTTCCTTGTCTCATTGTCAAACCAGTTTATTACACTCTTCTTCCAAATGTTTTGTTTTTTTTTCATACAACTTAATATTAATTTACATTTTAATTACATACTAGGACATCACGAAATTGTCAAAAACTGCATCCTCAAACCAAGTATTTTCATCTGGAGTAGACACAGCTGTGAACCTTCCATTGTTAGACAGTGTTGGTCTTAAGGCTGTAAAGGCTGAGTCCATTTCTGGTTGATAAGCAGCTTCGTCTGAGAACACTCATGAGAAGGTAAACATTCTTAGTCTATCTCCTCACTGTGCATAACCATGTATGCGTGAGTGTATCTGTGGTAATTCAAACTTTCCGTATGTGTGTCAGCCTCTGTTCTGTGGATTAGCCTGTAGTTCTATTACTTTACCTTTCTCGTAGTATCTCTTAAGGAACGATGGTTCTCTATCCCAAATACCTTTTAACCTTTTAATTAATTCATCTGCATCATCTTCCTGTTTAGACTGAAAAGCAGTGAAACGTGCCTTATGAAACTGTGTATCCCACAAATAAAGTGCAACACATAGCCACGATAGCATCATTTGACGAGTTTTAGTTATAATTAGTATCTTATGTTTCATCCATAAGTCTACTAATACTCTTATATATTCTTTATCTGGAAACGTCTGTATTGGCTCTATTCAGTCCTCATAGTGTTCATTTATAGTTGTAGCCCAATTAGTTAGCCAGTAATATGGGTCTGCTTTGCATTGATACCACTCTAATTCCTGTAGTTTTGGTGACTTCTTTAGTTTTTTTAAATACTCAATATCATGCATAATACAATTTTAATTCAAAGACCCGACATAAATTGTCCGACAATCGGGTCATTTGGCTAATTCTAGCCACGTATTGTGTCGGAACTCTAAATTACAATTGTTTCAACAGGTTTTTCTTATATTCAGCTAGTTCCTTAGAACTCATTAACTGGATTGACTTAGAATCATCTGATTCATCTTCTTTTTCTGTTGGTTCTGTTACCTTCTTCTTATCAGATTCTCCAAATAACATGGCAATTCCCCTTATAGCATTAAATCTAGCAGTCCAATCCTCTATAAATTCCTTCTCTCAGTCACTATTTTTGCCAATAACCTTCTTTGCTTCCATCATTTCCTTTAAAGTCTTTAACATTGACTCCTTGGTAATGCCAATTTTATATCAAACTAGCCTAAAATCACCCTCTACACTGTCAATTTCCTCTTTAACTCTTGGGTCTCTTAGTAAATTGTAGGCTGCAGACGATGCTACTTGGTCATCTTCTATTCAATAGACTACCTTATAGGCTTGTCTAGCGTTGTATCCAGTCTTGACATACTCTTCACAAAACTGTTTTGCTCTATCTGTTAGTTGTTTGCTCATATATTTGTTTCAGGGCACTCTTAGGCTCATGAGACCAGCCAAACGAATAATCACTCGGCTTAGCAATGTAGTCGACAATCAGCTATATTCTGTGCCAAGCTCGCTCTAATGCCCTAAAATAACTATATTAACATGTTTATTGGACTATTTATATTCCAGCAGACGCAGGAGTCCCTAAAGCCATATTTAATAATATAATTACCTTCTTAGGGATTCTAACTAGAGTTGTTCGATTCTATTTCGCTCTAGTCCTCAATACTCTCCGCTCCTCCATTCTTAGATGGGGAGGGGTTCGTTCTACTACACCATTGAGTTAGCGTAATGTAATAGACACCGTAGGGTTATATTCCATATAGACAGCAGTCGCCCCTAATCTCTAATTTAAGTGGCATCCGAGGAGTAGCTTAGAGATTCGCCCACTATTTCTCCTCAGTATTAGTTTCTTACAACTGGCTAGAACCACCACAATCCCTGAGGAGGCAGACATCAGGCAGTTATAACCATGTGTAAGAAACAAATTTTTTATTTAATTTTTGTTAATTCGCTAATATTAGCTGTAAAACATGTTTACAGCAGCTATCAAAGAACTAACTTTATACATTTCTGATGTAGCAGAGACGGGAATCGAACCCGTAACTTTTGATTATGAGCCAAATGTGAAACCTTTTCACCACCCTGCGATATTAGGGAGTTATTTCGATGCTAATCCCCATAGCATGTCAACGCCCACACAGGCGTATGTGGAGATTAAGGGAGTCGAACCCATACTATCTGAATGCAAGTCAGATGTGCTACCATTATCACTAAATCCCCCACTAGCAGTTAAGCTAGTGCTTCAGTATACACTGGAATAATTATGTTGTTTGTGGACAATGTGAGAGTCGAACTCACGTCTTAGCTTACTTAGCTAATCGATACCTTTAAATGCCCTTATTTTTATACACTATTATTATAGCACATGATTTGAATTTGTCAAGACCCTTTTTTGTGCTAATACTAGCACAGCCCAAAATGCAATCGTTTTTTTTAGTGAATTTTTTTAACCAATAAACACGGTATCAATATGCGACGTGTCTTCGGAAACCCAATATCCATGCATGTTAAAAAATTTACATTTTTTTTCGATTCAGGAGGTATCATTTTCTATTAAAATACACCCCCTATAAAGATAGAATCCCCCCTAATCACACACAATCACATATATCCAGTATATTAGATTATTACACACACTTATTATAGGGTGGTGGGGGGTTATATCTATCACTCCACTGACCCCCAGTCATTTTTGATTTGGATTTGGTAATCCCCCAGTCAGTTATCCACATATACACAGGGGGTGGATGGTGGGAGGGGGGGATA